TCCAGGGGTAAACATCGATCTCGTCGCCGTCATAAACGGCGAAGCCGACATGGGCGTTTAAGCGGGTTTCCAGCGTGATATCGAGGCCGATCAACTGGCGACTGACAGGCTTGGCGTCGTCGATCAGGCGTTCCAGCTCCTGATACATTTCCTCAGTGATCCCGGTATCCAGCACGCCAACTTTCAGCGCGAAGGTGCCCGGAACCCCCTCGGGCACCGCCTTGAACCACTCGACCACTTCAATCAGATAGCCCAGCGGCTCGACCACGCGGCGCAGCGCGCCGATCGTGCCTTTGCGGGAATGGATGTAATACGACGCCTTAATGGCCGCGCGCTTGGTCGCCTCCGACCATCGATAGTCCCAGCGATCGACCGACCAGGCCCACGCCAGGTGAGGCAGCAAATGCACCGGACAGGTATCGGCGTTGTACAGAGTGCGCAACGGAATAATGGTTTTTTCATAGAGCGCCGCCTCAATGGCGCGCTCCAACTGCGTGCTGTTGCTCGGCAGTAAACTGGTCATGTCGCCCCCGCTAGCACCACACTCCACTCAGTGCAGTACGCTGCCTGCGCCTTGGTCGGGGCCAGATCAACCCACCCCACCAGCTCAACCCGGGAAACGCCCGCGACGTGAAGTTGTGCGTCCACCGCAGAGCGGGCCACCTCAACACCCAGGCGCTTGCGCGGATTCACCCAGGCCCCTAGACGCTTTTTGGCCTCGACCAGACTGGCGTCACCCTCGGGCCCGGCGCTGTTCATGTGCAAAATGGCTTCAATGCGATAGTCGAGAATCTCAGCGCTTTGCACCGAAACCCGATCGCCCAGCGGCCTCACGTCGTCGTCATCCAACGCGGCCGCGACGGCGGCTAGAAGCTCGGGGCCGGCCTCGCCTTTCCCTTCGGTACTCAGCACTGTAACCATCACTTCGGCGGGTGACGGGCTTTCCGCCGAGGCATCCATGACCAGGGCCGAGGCGCTACGCGCGTGCAGGATATAGCTGTTACGCGGCCCGGCCGTGGTCAACCCTTCAAAAGCCAACTGGATGCGCTCGCGGTAAGGGTCGTCCTGCTCTTTGACCTCCGGCACCGGTGGCACCGCCGACAGATCCTCGGCCTGGATCACCAGGCGCGGCAGACTGACGTTAGCGCCTAAGTGATCGAGGTCAGGGCCGATCGCGTGAGCCAACAGCAGCGCCTTGGCGCCGTCGTTGACCCGGGCCCGGTTGCCGACCTTGTTATAGGCTCCGACCTCCAGCAGCTTGACCACGGGGTCACTCTCAAGCGGCGCGCTCCAGTTGTCGCCCATGTAACCGCGAAAGATGCCCAACCCTTCCTGATAGGTTGCTTCGAAGTCCAACGGCTCCAGCACGTCGGGGGCCGGCAGCGCCGACAGATCCGGAATACTGCTCATACCCTCACCTCTACCAGAAAGCGATTGCCGAGATAGTCGCCGGCGAGGCTCATGTCGATTTTCCCGCCCAGCACTGCCAGCACCCGGACGCTCTCCAGCTTCAGGCGCGGCTCCCAGGCCATCAGTGCGCGCGCGGCCTCGGCTTGCACCGAACTTTTCCAGCCGGCATTAACAGGCAAATCGACATAAGAACGCAGCTTGCTACCGTAGTCCGGCCGATGCCGGCGACTGCCCAGCGGCGTGCTCAAGATGTCGCCAATGCACTGCCGCAGATGCGCGATGCCGGAAATGGGTTGGCCGGTGTGGCGATCCATTCCGATCATCTACATCACTCCTGGGCGGGCTCGAATTCAGCGTGGGCTTTCAGGTAGCTGACAGCCTGCTCATCGGACGCCGATACCTCGACGCAACCCTTGGCCACCGTCAGCGTCCGAGCGCCGACAGGAATCACCAGGGTGCGCGAGGTGTAAACGGTGTCGCGAAACTTCAACAGCAGATCCGCCGCCGGTGACTGTTCACCGTCGGGCTTTTCGGTGGTCTTGGCCATGTTTTCTCCAGGCATGAAAAAGCCCGCACTTGGCGGGCTGTATGGTTGATGGGCTAGACCTACAAGTGCGCGGCGCCTGCGCACCGGGCGACAGCCTCCGCGATCGCCTGAGGATCGGCCCCGTTACAATGAATGGTGATGCTCGCTGCCACTGAGCGCGGCTCGCGCTTCACGTACTGCCCGTGACTCAAGACCATCACCAGAGCTTGGGCGACCACCTTTGGATCGGTTTCCGCCAAGATCCGTGGCCAGCGTTCTAGCATTCGATAGGCGTCATACTCCTGGGCAATCTGCCCGCGCAGCAGCTTGACGATCAGTTCAACGTCGGCGCCCTTAGACGCTACCTGTTCTTCACTCATGGCACCCCCTAGTGCGTGTGGTGATTGTCGCTCTTGCCAGCGGCGAGAATGTCGGCAGCGCTGGTGATGTTTCCAACCGCGTGCAGGGTACCGCCCACTTCAACACCTTCCGTTACGCGTAACGAGCCCACAACTTCCACCTCCGAAACAAACTTCATATTGGCAGTGGTCACGGTGATATTGGTGTCGGTCGTGACCGACTCGGTCGCGCCGACCTTAGTGATCACCCGGCCAGTCGGCAAGGTGATTGTGTAGGTCTTGGCCTCCCAGTCGTAGACCAGTGAGCCGCCATCATCAAACCGCCAGACTTCAACATGGTCTCGGTTATCCGGAGGCGGCCCGGCATCGCCGTACAGCCCCGGAATGAACGTACCCGCCCCCGCTTGACCGCTGGGGTTGAACAGCACCCCCTGCTCGCTCATGCTCGGCGCTCGCCAGTGCCGCGCCTTACCGGCCGCGAGGCTGTGCCAACGCACCCAGGCGCTGGTCCATGCGCCATTGGAGACACGCACCCTGGCCGCCGGCAGATCCACACCGACCACCGCGCAAGGCATCAGCATGGCGGCAATCATGCGATCGTGCTCCGCTACGGCGTGACTCATAGATCCTCCGGACTCACCGAGCCGTCCCCGCGTTCGATGTCGAACACCAGCGAGCCAGGCGGTTCATCCGGCCAAGGCCACTCCTCAACACCCAGGTAAAGTTGGTGGGTCCACTCCACCAGCCAGACGGTGTAACCATCCAACTCCGGTTTGGTCCAATCCTGCATCGCCTGAACGAACACCGCCGGCTCGACCGCAACGCCCCAGGTTTGGGTGCGCAGTAACACCGCCAATTGTGCCGCCAACTGCGCGGCTTGCTGGCAATGCTGGGGGCGTATCGGATCAACAATGATCCGCGCTTCGAACCTGCATACCAGAGTGGTTTCGCCGGTCCCGATGTCGCGGCCTGGCTCCATCTCTGCCATTTCAATGAACACCACCGGCAACGCAATGCGATCCTTGATACTCGGCCAAGTGGTCGCCGCCTTGATGCCCGGCAGACCGGCCACCAGGTGCTGTTCGATCGCGCGGTAGAGCTGGTCGAGACTAAATGGCTCGTCAGACATTGGCCGTCCCCTTCAAATACTTCTGTAGCTCAAAGTTGAATTCCTGCTGCAGGATTTCCAGCAAGCGCGTATTGGCGCGTTTGACCCAGGTGTCAAAGTGCGGACGGGCTTGCTCCAGCGATACCTTGGCCTTGGCCAGGGGAAAGCGATTGCCGTTTTCAGCGACCCAGCCCGAACTGGCACCACCGCCGCCAGACACCGAGCTGTCGGGATAGTCGTCCGTGTTGAAATGCTTGCTCGCGGTGCGAATCCAGATGTCGGGTTTGTTGCCGTAAACCTGCTTGAGGAAGGCGCCCTGATAGCGCCGCCCCGCCACCGACACACCACGGCCGGACTGCCGCGCCCGGCCGATGCGACTGGACTCGATGGCATTGAGACCGAACCACAACTTGCCGCTCGTTGCGCCACCAGAGACCGGGTAAGCACGCAGGCGCTGCCGGACCGCCGCGACGGCGATCCGTTCCTGGCGACTGACGGCCCGGGCAATGTGCGTGCGCAGCCAGCCCAACGTCTTGTTGATCGCTCGACGCTGTGCCGCTGCAGCGGCTTTCGGTACCAACTTGCCGAAGTCCTCGAAAGCTTGCAGATCCGCGGCCGAGGACTGTATGGAGATCATCCCGCCATCGGCTGAAGACTTGAAGTAACTGCCGATGCTCATGCACGCATCCTCAAAATCAAGGCAACCAAGCCGTCACCACTTGGCTCCAGCTGCAACAGGTCATAGTCGCCGCCGCCGTCCAACTCAGGAAGATCCACGCTGACCAGTTGGCCCTGCTCAAGACCGTGTGAATCGCTAACGCGAATCTCGAACCGAGGCTCACGCAAGCCGGTGTTGAGTTTGCCGATCTTGGGTTGCAGCCAGGGTGCCGAGAACATGCCGAGCACGGGATCCTCGCGACCCTCGATCCGTGCGGTGTCGCCCAGGGTTTCGAACACCACCGCGTCGATATCGGCGATATGATCGCGAAAACCCATGGTCAGAGCGTCAGCAGGATCTGCGCCCGAGGTCGGGTGCACAGGTGCAACGGGTTCGACTGCGCCTCGCCTGCCATGCCCTTGTTGAAGGGCAGCGGCTCGATCTTGCTGTAATACGGTACGCCCTGGGTGTTGACCGTCTCCATGTAGTCGGCGGGGGCAAAGGCCGAGATATACAGATCCGGGACCCCTTCAGGAACCAACAGCGCCTTGTCGTCATGGACGAACGAGACACCCGCCACCTTGCCGCGATAGCGCTCCCAGACGATCCCGCCAAACTCGAAGCTTTCACGAGCATCGCCACGCAACTCAGCAGCCTGCTGGCTGTTGAGGTAGGTCTCCTTGACCGACCTGTGCACGATCAGCTTGTTCCAGAAGTTCTTGCCGCAGAACGCGCGCGAGCCGCTACTGGTAACGTTGCCCAGCGCATCCTCCTGCATGTCCAGGGCTTCACCGCATTTGACCCGCAGCTCGGTGTTAGCGTCAGCAAAGCCCATCGCCATCGTCTGCCGCTGCACACCGAAGGCCGCGTAAATATCCAGCAACGGAGTCGAACCGTCGGCATCCAGCACCAGGCCGTTCAGCGCACCCATGCGCTGGAACTCGTGGGTGGCGTCCAATTGGCGGCGGGTTTTGGCCAAGCGCGCATTCACCACATCCTGTACCGCCTGCAGCTCGGTGCGCGTACCGAAGGCGCGAATGCCCTGAATTTCATCGGCCTTGAGAGTGAAGCGCTGAGGCAGGTGCACGGTGTTGAACGGGATCAGCTTGCGCTTGCTGCCACTGACTACCAGGCCGGAGCTGCCGCGTTCGCCCGCTGGCACCAGCGCCAGGGTGTCGCCGTCTTTCTCGATCTGCACGGTCAGGGTGGTGATGCCCTCTTCCTGAAACAAGCCGAGGCCGCTGATGCGTCCAGGCAGATAGGGTTGTTCGTTGATCGCTGCAGTCAGCGCGGCAACGGTAAATGCTTCGTCGTCAAAAATGGCGATATCAGCCATGAGGTACTCTCCAGAAAGACAAAACCCCGCACGCGGCGGGGTCAGAAAAAAGGGGGAACGTCTTAGCGAACGATCAGATGCTGCTGCGCTAGGGCCTTTTCAGCATCGAGGTCGAGGCCGGTCAGATGCACTTCGCTGACTTCAGCCAAACGCACCACCGCTCGACCGCGCCGCACGATGTCGGACTCACCCAGTGGGCCGAACAGGATGGCGACTGCCTTCTCGCTACCATCCTCGGCCGTCGGATCGTAAGCCGCGAATTCGCCCGATGCGGTGATCAAACCGAGCACCTGGCCCGGCCAGAGCGCAGGACCTGCGGCGACGTTGATGGTTTCCCGGGATATATTGCCGGCGCCTTCGGACAGAAGGAACTCGCCCGCGTGAATCGGTTCTTGCTTGATGGTCATGGTCTAGTTCCTTTTCCGGAGGGAGTTTGTGCTGCCTTGCGGGCGGCGTAGATGCTGGTGTGGTCAGGCTGCTTGGCCTGCGTTTTGAGTGGTGCGTCATCGGCCAGCGGCAGGCTGTTGTCGATCTCGAAACCACCGCCTTTCACCAGCTTGTCGAACAGCCGAGCGCGAACCGCTTCAGCTTCGAGTCCGGCCGTGACGTACTCGGCGGTCAGCTCAGGAAGTCGAGCCGCGACACACAGATCGCGCACCGCTGTGGCGCGGGCCAGCGCCGCCTGAACCACCGCTTCGCTTTCCAGCTTGGTCGAGGCAATGAGCGGCTCGACCAGGTTGCTGATACCGGCCTTGTTGCAGTGTTGCGTGATCATTACAGCCAGCTTGGCTGAGTCCAGCACCACCGGCTCTGCCGGAGGATCGTTCGACGCAGGTGGCTCAGGCTGCTCATTGAGCTGATCCAGCAAGGCCTTGGGTGTATTTTGGAAACGCTGCAACGCACCACCTTGGCCGATACACGCCTTGACTTTGACGCCCTCGCCCACTTCATCCGCCAGCCCCAGCGCCACTGCTTCGTTTGCAGTCAGCCAGGTTTCGGCATTGACCATGCGACGCAGTTCGGCCTCGTCAATGTCCGGCGCTTTGGACTTGTAAGCCGCAATGATGACCTCGGTAGCCTGATCCAGAGCGGTGGCGACCTTGCGCAGATCCTCGGCATCACCCGAGGCGAACGTCCAGGGGTTGTGGATCATCAGCATGGCGTTGGCCGCAATTACCACCTTGTGCGCACCACAGACCGCGACACTGGCCGCACTCGCCGCCAATGCATC